CTCATTACCTTGTAGTGTGCTTTTTGGTTCTGACCGAAAGTCACTCCATCTTTCAAAATCTTCTTTAGTAAATTTTACCATCTATCAATTTTTATTTCGTTTAACTTTTTTCTTCTGTTGTTACAATCACATTTAGTACCTATTAATTTGTGGTATTTATCTACCAGGTATTTAATACCAGTATACTTTGTGATGTAATATATTATGTTTCCTATTTTCATAATAGTTTTTTTAGTTTATTCTTAACTTTGTTATATGTGTTGTAAAGTGAGTAGTAATGTATTAAACTTTTGCGTGAAAATTCTGCAATGCTTTCACCCTCATTTATTATTTCAAATACTTTTCTATCATACCAAAACATTCTTGATAGTTCTTCTTGTATTTTATCATATGGTTCCTGGTAGTTTACATCTGATGTGGTTAAGTGTATGTCATCCATAGAAACCATTGTGATGTTTTTACCTTTTCTTTTTAAATCGTAAAACAATGTTCTTAAAGTCTTAAATATATAGTAGTAGTTTATTTCATTTTCGTTGTACATTATATCCAAACCTTTTTCAAGTTTCAGTTGTATCTTATAATACATTTCTTGTACAATATCTTCAGCGGTTTCTTGTTTACAACCAAAGGATAAAACTATTTCTACCCACTCTTTATGCTTTGCAGCAACTATAATCATTGTTTTTTGTACCATATCATTTTAATGGGTCATATAAATCACCAACTATTGTTGGCAATCCTTTTTCGTTTACTTCAAAGCTAAATGTTTCAAAAGAGTAACCCCTACTTCTACCACATTTTACCGTTGTCCAATCTTTATTAACTGTGTTGGCTTCCAAAATCACGACAGTTTCCGCCTTCTTTTCTAATGCACTACCTAAATGACCAGTTCCGAGTTTAGCACTTCCAAAGTTTTGATGTATCACATTTATTATATGCACGTTTTGTTGTTGGCTAATTCTCATTAATGCACTTACTAATTCATTACTTTTTTCTATGTTGTTTACATCTGCACACAAATCTGCTACACCATCTATAATTAAAAGTGATGGTTCTTTTATGTGTTCCTTTAAATAGTATTCAATAAACTCTAAACGTTCCTTAAAAGCTATTGTACGCAATGCAAACGTGTGATATTTATCTTTAGGTATGTTGCTATCCATATCTAATGGACGTTTAAATACTTTGGATGCGTGCCAGCTTCCTTGCTCTGTATCTATATAAATTAAATCACCATTACCTCTATGTCCTTTTATTTTACCACCGTAAATATTTGAACCACTTAAATAAGCACTTGCAAGTAAACTACAAAAAAAACTTTTTCTTGTTTTTGGTGGTGCAGTAATTACTGAAAGATTGCCAAATGTTCCTAAAGCTATTGGTATGATGCTATCACCTTTATCTGATTGTATAACCTTTTCACCATAGCTTAAACATACTGGTGGATATTCTAATTTTTCGTTAATGTCTATTTTGCAAGTATCTGCTATAAATTCCATTAACATATTCTGTTCTGTTTCTTTTTCTGTCATTTGTTAAATGTATAAAAAAAAGGTGCAAGTTAAAAACCTACACCCTTTTAAAATTAAGGTTAATTAAAATGGTAAATCATCACTTGCTGGTTCTGCAACCGCTTGTGGTTGGTCATCTCTTTCAGCTACAGTTACACCATCTGGTGATGACATCCATACCACCTTACCGTTTCCAAGATAGTTTTTAGCAACCTTTGCTTCACGTTCTTCTTTGGTTTGGCTATCCATAAAAGCAACGTTGTTACCATACCTGGTTTCATCTTGAACCGCTATTGTGAAATTGTAATACACCGCGCCGTCCTTGCCTTTAATAAATTTCTCTTTAGGTAGTCTATCTACTCTAATACTTCCGTTGATAATTGCACTCATAATATATAGTTTAAATTTGGTATTGTCATTACACGCAATACCTCGTGTTTTATTTAAACTTCTTCAACACATAGAAATTTATCTATTTGTTCTTTATTTTCAAATATATAATCTTTGTTTAATATATAATCTTTTATCTTTATTTTATTGTATGGTTCATCGCCTCTAATTAAACAAACTTGCATTTTCCAACCATCAAACAAATCAGAGTTTTTATTTATTTCTTTTGCTATCTTACCAAGTATTTCAAATGTTTTATTTTGTTGGTAACCTATTTTTTCATTAGTGTGTTTGTATTCAGCAAGTCTAATTATTTTTCTTGATTGTTTTACTTGCAATAAATCCAAATCTATAGATGTCATTATCTTTGGTAATGTTTCCCCAATATGTTTGTTTAAATCTGAATTATAATAGTTACCTAATTTTTCCATTCTGATATTCTTTGTTTTGCAATGTTAAAACTTTTTTCATTAATTTCAGCACCAATTACATTTCTATTGTTTTTTAAAGCTGCTAGTATAGTTGTTCCGCTTCCAGCAAATGGTTCTAATATTGTATCACCCTCAACTGTAAAATTATCAATTAAATGTTTTAATTCCATTTCAGATTGCTGCCAATTATGGTGTTTTTTTTCCATTCCACTACCATTAATAAAATCATCAAAAGGTGTTTTTAATTTACTAAAACCATTTTGATATACCAATATTGGTTTCCATCCACAAAAAAGTGACCTACCATTTATTAACTGTCTGCTTCCAGTATGCATTAAAGCAAAAGACCAATAGTAATCTAAATTTTCACCCATTCTTTTCATTACCTCTGGTAAGTGCATTTGACCAGAATAAGAAATACAATATCCATTTGGTTTTAATACTCTTTTTGCAAACCTTGATAGTTTGCTCCAGACCTCAATAAACTCTTTTGGATATGGTGGGTCTGTTATAATACAATCAATACTTCCATCTGGTATGTCTTTAAAAACTTCTTCAAAATCACCTAATCTAAAATCAATTTCAATTTTTTTGTTTTTACCAATTTCAGCTAATCTATCTCTTTCGTTTTCTTTTTTTTCTTTCTTTTCTTCTTTTTTAATTTCTTTATAAGCAGCATTAATACTTACTTCACCAGTTCTTAATTTTGCTTTTACTTCTTCTGGTGCTTTCTCTTGTATCTTTTTTACTTTAGCTATTGTATCGTGTGAAACTGATGCAACTTTTGAAAGTTCTTTTTTGGTGTCTATTTCTTGTTTGTCAGATATCTGACGAACACGATTTTCTGATGTTCTAATTTGGTTTTCTTTTGCTTTCTTACTAAAAACATCTTCAAGTTCTAATGCTAAAACACTTCTTTGATAATTGCTTAAATTTCTTCTACCAAATTGGTTTAGTATCATCCATTCCTTAACCGCTTCTTCATTATCAAAATGTTTGCTTTCGGTTTCAAAATCTAAATCCCACCTGGTGGCTATTTCATAACGGTTATGTCCATCTATAATAAAACCATTCCAAGTAAGTATTTTTTCTCTTATACCCTCACTCATACAATTATTTTCTAATTGCTTAAATTCTTCTTTTGTTAAAGGTGGTATTAAATCTTTAAATTCTTGTTTTATTTCTATCATATTATTTTCTTTTAAAGTCATCACTTTCATCTTCACCAAATACACCAAGTTCGTAAAAGCCAGTTAGCTTTAAAACACTTCTTGACAATGCACGTTTCTCTGCCATTTCCATAACGTACCAACTATTACAATTACCATCTTTATAATTCTCACCTTTTAAAGCACTTCCAAAGGTTTCAATTTGTACTTCTTCTTTTTTTGCATATGCTTTTACAACCGCAAAGTTAGGTTCACATTTTACAACCTCGTAACTAATAGCTATGTTTTCTTTTGCTGCTATCTTTTCAATACCTTGTCTGGTGATGATAACATAGTGCTGATGTTTGTATACATCTGATTTTTCAAGTTCGTACTTCTTGTACAAATCTAATAATTTTTCTCTATCCATTTTGTTTAAATATTTGTGATACTTCTATTTTTGCTTTTAGTTCTTCTATTCTATTACATAAGGCTTCTATCCTATATGTATATTCGTCAAATTTAGTCTGTGCAGTTTCTTGTGAAAAGTTAGTTCCCATTATCTTATATTTATTAAGGTTGATTTTGCATCAT